GTCGTGCTCATGCCCCCGGCCCCGATGGTCTCGACGAGGCCCCCTGCGAAGATGGTCGAGACCTTGCCCCCCGCCACGATGGTCTCCAGGACGGCGAGGGCATACTGGTACTGGCTCTTCTGGGCGACGAGCACGTCAAGCTGGCCGACGTTCAGGCCGAGGCCCTGGAAGGCGTTGATGTTCATCCGGTCGGCCTGGATGACGTGCCCGCCCGAGACCGTCGTGTTCTTCGCCCCCTGGACCGACTCGTTCAGGTCGCCCGAGACCCCGATGCCCATGTTGCCCTGGATGTCGTCGAACTTGGCGTAGCCATCTTCGTTGCCCACCGTGGACCGGTAGTTGGATGACACCGCCCCCTGGTAGGTCACGTCGATGGAGTTGCCGGTGTCCTTGTTGCGGCCGATGGTCGCTCGGATGCCGCCCTGAAGGTCTGCCTGAATGCTCGTGTTGTTCTTGTTCGAGGCCCCGAGAAAGAGCTTCAGGGCCCCGAGGATGTTGGCTTCAACCGAGATGCCCCCGTCGTCAGGGTAGCGCTCGACCGTGGGCTTCGGGACGTTCAGGTAGACCTTACCCTGCTTCTCCACCGCCATGGCGAAGGGGTTGTCGTCCGTGGCGCCGAAGGGGCACCACATACGGAAGAGGAAGCCCGCGGCAGTGGTCAGGGTCTCCACGTCGCCCTTACCGGCCCGCTCAACCTCGCTCATCAGGAACTTGCCGGCCCCCTCCGCCTCAAAAGAGGACCACAGCTCGGGGCGGAGCACCTTGCCATAGGCCCGCATCCCCTGGCTCGATGTGGCGTCGTTCCCGATGGCCGTCCCCATGACGTGCTCGATGTACGGCCGTCGCTTGGTGATCGAAAAGCCGTCGATTTCACCCAAGACCTCTTGCACAAGGTCCGTGTCGTGGGCCAGCTCGACCCGCTCTTCGGTGAACGCATAGCCCCCGCCAGCCTCCCCGTCCTCGATGCTCGTCCCGAACACGGTCGACGGGTAGAAGACGCGGCGACCGTTGGCGTACGTCGTCGGGGGGTAGGTCTTTGTGTCGTTGAAGAAGTCCAGGACCTTGCCGGCGGCGTTGGCGTACTTCGTCGCGGCACCCGGGACGCCAGGCCCGAGGGCCTTCAGCTCGTCGGAGCCGAAGTAGCGACTCGCTTCGCCCCGGAGCTGCCGGCCTGACGAGAAGATGTCCTGGGGGAGGAAGTGCTCGCCCCGGCGGACGGGGCCCGCGTAGTGCTTGACCCCCGAGGCCGAGTCGAACCGATGCACGGCCTGGGTCACGAGCGTCCGGTCTACGTCGCGAAGCTCCAGGAGGTCGCCGGCCCGGTTGGCCATCCGAACGTCCTTCGAGAGCACGAACTCGGCGCCGTCGGCCGACATGCCCCCGACGTTGCCCGGCTTGAGCTTCAGCCGCTTGTAGCGGAGCGTCCGGCCGATGAACTGGTCGTAGATGCTCCGTTCAGCCGGGTCCGAAGGAATGTCCTTCGGGTCGGTCGGCGAGTAGGGGTCGAAGCGGAGCCCGCTCTTGTTGCCGACAGGGAGGTAGCCGACGATGACCGGTACCCACTGCTGCTTGTGCTTCATCCGGTAGACGAGCATCACGACCGAGTTGATCTCGGGGACGCCGCCCCAGAAGGAACGGGGGCCGGTCATGGGCTGCATGAGGTCCAGCTCCCGGGCGAGCTGGCCGCCCCGGGTCAAGACCTTCACGTCGCCCTTCATGCACACCTCGTCGATACGGGTGAGGATGCCGATGTGGACCCCTTGCGGGAAGCCGTTGTCGGTGAACCCCTTGCCGGGCGAGTGCCCGACGGGGTACTTCCTGCGGAAGTCGCCAACGCGGATGGTCATAGCTGCTGAAGCTCCAGGGTCTTGTCGCCGACCTGCTTTTCGAGCTTGGCCTTCGCCAGGACCAGCGCGTCAATCTGGGTGTTGATGGGCGGCTCCATGAGCACGATGGAGCCGCCCGCTGCTTCCCTTTCCCGCTGGGCCAGAAGATCTTCCAGCTCGCTGTTGGTCTCGTTCAATTCCTTTTGAACGAGCTTCAGCTCCCCTTGAATCAGCGCTTCCTTGGAGTTCTTCTGGAGCTTGCTGCCGAACTCTGTCCAGGTCCGCTTCAGGTCGGCTTTGGCCGAGCTGCCCTGGGCCGCGAAGGCTTCGGGGTCTCCGACCGCGAGCCGGTTGGCCGGGTTGAAGGGCGGGCTCAGCTCCGAGTCCGCTGCCCCTGGCTGACCGAACCTGACCTCTTCGGCCGTGGGGAACTCAAGCTCCAGGCTCTCCCCCCGGAGTGCCGCTTCGTACTGCTGGTGGGGGCCGTCCAGGGCCGAGTAGAGACTGAAGAGGAACTGGTCTACGCGGTCCATCACGTTCTGGCCGCCCAGGACCGACCGGTACTGCTCGTCGGTGACAGGCGTCCCGTCCTTGAGCGCCTGGGCCAGGACGGGGTCCACCGGGCCCCCAGCGTTCGTCCCCGAGAGCGCCGGAGCGACACCCCCCATCGTGTTCACGAAGAGCGGCTTGAGCTGGTAGCCGACGCTCATGAAGGCGAGGTCTGCCCTCCCGGCGATGCAGCCACACTGGGCGTCGACGCCGCCCCCGTCCTTCATGATGTTCAGCTCGGCGATTGTCACAGCCCGCGAGAGCTGCCCAGCTTCCACGGAGGCGAACATACCCTTCTGCTCGGCCGAGCCCAGGGGCGCGGTATCGACGAAGTTCTTGCCCGTGGGGAGGAACGCCTGGGCCGTCTTCCCAGCGCTGTACTCGTTCTGCTGGCCCGCCGTCTGGAGGTCCTCGGGCAGGAGCCGGGTGATAGCGTCAACGGGGTTGGCGTAGGCCGTGGTGAGGGTGGTGATGCCCTGGGCCTGCGCCGTGAGCGACGCGAACAGGTCACCCGCAAGGGCCACCTGGAGATTCACAGCCGCCGCCTGGTTCTTCTGCCCTGGGTTGTGGACGAGCTGGCCGTCACGGAGCTTCATCCCCCGGCCGTAGCGGAAATGCCCGATGACCTCGAAGCCCCGCTCATCGGAGATGGGCCTGATCATGGCCGACTTGCCGCCCTTGGCTATCTTTGCTGCCGTCGGTGCCGCCCCGCCGTTGTACTGGGTGGTGATGTTCTGCGCGGTCACGAAGGTGACTTCGCCGAAGAGCTGCTTTTTGTCGTGAGCGTAGACGAACACCCCTGCGGAATTGAGCCCGTACTGGTAGCGGTTGTTGAGCAGGGTGTCACGGGCATCGTCGATGGCGTTGGCCGTGTTTTGCTTCTGAAACTCCGAAGTCAACTGATCAAAAGACTTCTTCGCAGCCTTTTCTCCGGCCTTCTTGTCGACCTGGGGGTTCCGCTTCGTCTTCTGGCCCAGGTTTTTGGCGAGAGACTCGTTCGGAGGTGCGAACGGCCTGGTGTACACCATGATCACGTTCGGGTAGCCGATAGCCCGCCCGGTTTTCGGGTGGCGCAGGATCAAGGGGGCGTAGGGGTTGTCCTTCCCGAGCGAGTCGAGGTCGTCGATGGTCGGCGGGATCGTCGCCGCCCGTCCGATGTTGACCGTGAATTTACCGTTCTTGGCGAGCTGGCGGGTGCTGTACTTGAAGGGCAAGTTGGGCTGGACCGCCGGGGCTCCCTTCTGAGCGCCGCTCTGGGCGTTCTTCGCCTTGGGGTCAGGCTTGGCCGACTTCGAGGCCGCCGCCGTCGGCCCGGTGTACGAAGTCATGTCGATGTTGCCGATACCACGGGGGGCGAAGAACTTGCCCCGCTTGGCCGTGAGGGTCAGTGTCGTCGCCGCCCGGCCCCCGAACTGGATATTGTGGCTGATCCCCTGGACGTACCAGATCTTGTCTTTTGAGGCGACGTAGATGGGGAAGCCCAACCGCAGCTCGGGCCGGAGCGGGATGGAGATAGACCCCCGGTGCCGCTTCGAGTTGATGCGGTCAAGGATGTCCATCCCGTGGTAGAACATGAGCTGCGTGTCGCCCATGAACTCGGAGTTGTAGCTGTGTGACCTCCAACCATACTTGCGGAGCAAGTGGTAGTCGGTGACCGACGAGTAGGGGGTAACCTCTTCGGAGAAGCCGTAGTCGGTGTTACCCCCGAATGACCCTTGCATCGTGAGCTGGGTGATGACCTCGGACTCGGACTCGGAGAAGTCCCAGTCGATCACATCGATGTCCTGAATCCAGCTCACGGGCTTGTTGCTCAGGATGTCGAGGTTGAAGAACGGCGGCTTGAACACGATGTCGCCGGTCACGTCCATGTAGAACTCGAAGCCGATGGCCTCTTTCGCCGCGTTCGCCAGCTCCAGCTTCGTCTGGTACTCGCTCGAAAAGAAGTTGACCTGCCCGGCCTGGCTGAACTGGGTCCTGAACGCCACGACATCGGGGTCGGTGGGGTCGAAGACCATCTGCCCGCCCTGGGTCCCGCCGTTGGCGTTCCGCACGGCCTGGGACGCGAAGGGCTTCATGTTTTGGCCCTTGTTCTTCTGCGTCCACGCTTCGTAGAGCGAGTCGCCCCGGATGGCGACGCCGTTGGTCCCGTAGAGCAAGAGGTTCGAGCGGGCCCTGGCGAACCTCTGCTCCCAGTAAGCCATGATGTCGTGAAGGGACTCCTGGAAGACCTTGGCCTGCGAGCCATTCTCCTTGACCAAAGAGACCAGCGACCCGGAGCCTATCACCACGTCCCCGAACGCCTGCTGGGCACACGTCCAGATCACGTCGTAGGGGTTCATGCCGAAGAAGACGTTACCGAAGATGCTCCTTCCGGCCTGCCCGGACGCCGCGGTCAGCGCCGGGTTGATGTTCATCTTGCACAGCTCCCACCACTTCAAAATATCCGAACACTGGATACTGAGGGTGTGCTCCCCGCCCGAGAAGGCTTCGCCGACCTCGGTGACGAGCCCCCAGAAGATGGGGTAGTACTGGGGCACGCCCTCGATGAGGTAGTAGCCCTTGGCGAAGATCTCGATCTCCATCATCGGGGTGATGATGGGCTCCCCCTCGAAGAAGAAGTCGTCGACCGCGTGCCGGGGGATAGACAAGCTCACCGAAGCGGAGCCGGGGACGCTCTCGACGGAGAGATCCACCTGGACGCTGGTGATGTAGGAATTGAAGTCCACCTTGCGGCGGCAAGAGCCACAGCCGATGAGGTCCGTCTCCCCGTTGATGTAGACGAGCGCGTCGGGCCCGTGAACGACCGTGGGGCGGAGGTTCGGCTGGTAGGTACCTTGATAAGGGCCGCGTGGCATGGGTCACTTCCTCTTGCCGAGGCGATAAGGGATGATCTCGGGGTGCTGCCCGAGCGGCTGCCCGTTCGACGAAAGACTCAAGCCACCCACTTTATCATCGGGCTGCGCGAAGACGCTGTTGCCCCGAACTTGCGGCGGGTCTTTTCGGGTCTTGTCGATGATCGCCTGGTCGATGGCAATGGACTCCGCCGACTTGGTCGCAGCGGCCGGCTGCGAGACCGACGTGTCCGTTGCGATGGTCGGGGGTGCGAGCTTTTTCGCGAACAACGAGGTGTTGCCGTAGACCTCTCTCGGGTCGGGGATGCTGTCCAGCTCGAACTTGTACCGAACGGTGAACGCGAAGTCGTACTCCAACGTGTACGGCTTGTCATCAGACTCGCTCACGTTGAACGAGTCGAAGGAGCCGATGTACAGGACGTTGTCGTAGTAGAGGTAGACCGAACCGACGACGGCGAGGTTGTTCGCCTGGGGGCGGCTCCTGTGAAGGTCTTCCAGGTAAATCGTGCCGTTGTTGCGGTAGATGAGGTAGAGCGAGAGGAAGTTCTGGTAGGAGGTCGAGAAGTTGCGGGCCATCCGGGTGATGCCCGGGGCGTTCCCCGCGGAGCCGTTCGGGCTGTCGCCCACGTCGAGAGCGAGGAAGGCAGCGAGCTTGCCCGAAGCCGAGATCTTGGTCTGCTGCGCCCCCCAGTGCTCGATGATGGGGCCGTTACGGCCGACGTTGCCGTCAGAGATGATCTTCTCTTCAGCCGGCTTGAAGCTGATGGGGTTGACCAGCAGCTTCAACGGGGGCGTCTGGGCCATCTGCTGGATGGCGATCTGGAGCGCCCTGGTGTACGCCTCCTGCTGGGCCGTCATGAGCTTCCCCAGGTCGTTCTGGTTCAGGTCCTTGTCAGACGCCTTCGCCTGGGCCTTCTGGGCCTGGGCCGCCGCCGCGGAACCCGCGCCACCCCAGCTCGTGGTTTTCCCGTTCGGGTCTACAGGCGGCACGGCCCCTTCGATCGGGCAGCCCGCGTCGTAGAGTGAATACTTGGTGAAGCGGCGGGAGCTGGCGAAGACCTGCCCCCCGTTTTTCGGGTCAACACCCTGGTCTATGGCCCAAGCCGGGGGCTTACCCTGACGGATCTTCTTCCCCGTGGGGTCCTTTGGGTCCGCCCAGCCCACCCGTCGCCGGTAGGCGTCGCCAGTCTCGTTGAAGGCGCATCCCTCGGGGGCGTGAAGCGGCAAGTCGGGGACCTGCCATGTGGGCCCCCCGGCTCGACTGACGGCAGCCGCGGCTGCCTTCAGCAGCTTTTGCATCAGGGGGCGGTCCTTGTGGATGCCGTTGTAGTAGGTGTCGACAGAGTGGTCGCCGTAGTACGCTTCGGCCGCCAAAGAGGTGCAGTAGCCCAGAACGTCCCCGTTTTGAGCTGCCTGCCGGGTCGCCGCTGAGCCGTAGACCTTCTTGGTCATCGCGGCGGCCCCCGAATCAACAGAGTCGAAGGTAAACCAGTACGCCTTGTTGTGCTCGAAGGACTGAGGGAAGGGCTTACCAAGGTTGCCGATGAAGCCCGGGTTGTTGTTCGGCCAGTTACCCGAGGTCTCTCGCTTCGACTGGGCTACCAGGAAGAGGACTTCGTTGGGGGTGGGGTTGGTGCCGAGCGACTTCTTGTAGGCCGCAGAGAAGATGTTGTACAGCTCGGCGTCGGAGTGCTGGGTGAAGGCGGGGGGTACGCCCTCTCCGTCCGTCTTCGAGCCCCCGCCATACCCCCCGCCCGCCACCGTGATCGGCCCCGACGCGGAACCGATCGAATAGCCGGGGGCCGTCACCACGAGGGCGTTGGACTCCTGGCCGCCACCGCGGCCCCCTTTCGCAGCCGGCTGCGAAAGGGTGACGTCCACTTCCTCGCTGTAGCCCTGGACCGAAGCTATGGTGGCCGAGCGGTCGAGAAGCCTGCCGGTGACGGTGGCCGACGGGGGGATGAGCCCGATGACGAAGACCTTGGCGTCCTGGGGCGACCTCTGCTGGACCGTCGTGAGCGGGATGAACTGGTCCGACAGCTCGTCGGCGCTCGTCTCCCAGCTAGCCCGCTGGAACGTGAGCAGGTCGTAGACCCACGGCGGGTAGAGCGCGGCCGTGTCCTCGATGGTCTCGTAGACACGCTTGGGGCTGGAGGGGAGGGTTCCGTCGGCCATGGCTCAGGTAGAGGTCTTGATGCGGTTTTGAAGCTGGAAGGCAGGGACGGGGAAGACACCCGGCATGAGCCCACGGCGAACCCCCGGGACGGCGCCGCCTTCGTTGTCCTTCGGGACGTACCCTGGCAGCTTCACGATCGTCTGCTGCACCTTGAACGACCAGTTCACACGGAACGCAAAGGGCGACTCTTCGGTCTCCTCGAAGTCGAAGGAGCGGAAGTAGCCGATGTACGTTCCCCGGTCGTACATGAGCATGATGTTGCCCTGGAGGACGATGTTGCCGTAGGGGTCGTAGACGCTCCCGTTGTTGTGGTAGAGGTCGTAGAGGTCCCGGAAGCGGTCCCAGGCGATGGTCCTCTGCCGCAGGACACTGGTGGACCCGGTGTAGAGGTTCATGAAGGCGCCGGTGGACCCGTCGGCCGAAAGCTCGGAGAGGTCGTCTGGCCAGTGCTGCTCGACGAAGCCGCCCTTGGTCTGGATGCGCTCGATCTTCTTCGTGTGCGTCTCGCTCATCGAAGAGGGGTTGATATGCATCACCAGAGCGTGCGGGAGCAGGGCCTTGAGGGGGTCGAACGGGCTCGTCACCTGGAAGGCCATGGGGATGGGCCCTCGCCGCGAAACCGCCCCGTGCGCGTAGGGGGGCTGACGCATCGGGGCCGTGATCCCCTGGGAGTCGGGGTTCGGCGACTTGATGATCCGGTTGCCTTTGGGCATGGCTTACCGGTTGTTCGCTGCGGCGTTGTGGCGGACGACGACTTGCTGGGCTTTGGCCTCGATGAGCTGGCCGAGATCCCCTTTGAGCACCAACTCGACTCGCGTGGTCCCACCGCCGCCACCACCGCCATCGGCCGAGACGATACGCTCCCCTTTGCCGATAGAGGCCAGGCCCTCGCCGGGAGCGGGGCTGATCTGGGCGAGGCCGCCCTTGATGCCCGTGACGAAGCCGCCCGCGGCGTTCTTCCCAGCCGTGACTGACCCGAGAGCGTCCGCGTCGGTCTTGCCGTCCTTCTTGCCCCCCATGAAGATCTTACTCAGCGTCTTGGGGTCGGCCCCGTTCGCAAGAGCCTTCGCCACGTCGTCGGGCTTCAGCTCCTTCATCATGAAATTCTCCAGGAGGGCCACCCGGAGCGCGTCGAGAGTCGCCTCCTCGATCATCTTCTTCATGTGGTTGTCCATCCAGGACTTGTCGAGACGGACGCCCTTCACCCGAAGGGCATCGACGACCTCTGCGAGCGTGCCCTTGATCTGTTCTTGCTGGGCTTGCTGGACATCGGCCTGCTTCTCTGTAGCCTTGGCTGTGGGGGGAGCGTCAGAGGGCGGCGCAGCGGCAGGTGCGCCGCCTGCTACAGGGGGACCGGCGGCAGGTACACCGGGAGTTACGGCAGCTCCCGGTGTACCTGCCACAACTCCCGCAGCCCCGTCGCTCTTGGATGAAGCTGCGGCCTGCGCCGAAACGGCGGGAGCTTCTGGAGCTGCGGCCCCGCCCGCTATCTTGCCCAGCTCGCCCTGGGTCTCCACGAACTTGTCGATCTGCCCGGTCGCCTTCGATGCCCAGCCGAGCTTCGATGCCACTTCGGCCATCTGCTCCGGGGTGAAGTTAGCGTCCTTCATGGCTTTGGACACGTCCCCGCCCTTCCACACCTTCTGTGCTTCCATGGTCGGGCTCTTATCGCCCGACTGACGGTCCTGAAGGCCCTTGCTCGTGTTCACCATCTTGGTCTCGTACAGACCCGACGACTCCAGCTTCGCCCTCAGGTCGGGACTCATCCCCGACATCTGCATGGCCTGGTTGAGCTGCCCCTCGCCCATCGACTGAAGAGCCTTGTCTACCACGGCCTGCTGCTTCGCCGCTTCCTCGGGCGAGTCGGCCTTCTTGGTCATGAACGTCGCCATCGACTTCCAGGTCGGGTTTTCGATGAACGCATCGGCGAAGACCGTAGCGGCTTGCCCGGGGTCCGCCCCGCTGGCCGCGACCAGGGCATTCTGGACCTCGGGGTCCTTGTTCTTCTGCATCTTCTTCATGAAGTCCAGGTCCCGCTTCTTATCGCCCCCGCCGACCCCCGGGATGCTCAAGATAGCGTCATAGATCCCCATGACGAGGTTGTAGAATTGGTTCATGAAGAAGTCGGTGAGGACCTTGAGCTTGTCTTCCATCGACTGGACGTGCGTACCCATCCGTTTGTTGGCCTCTTCTTCCACATTCTTCCCGTCAACAGCGTCCTTCTGGGCCTTATCCATCGTGTCGTAGATCTCCGTCATGGAGGCTTCCTTGGCCTGCTTCTCCGTCATCTTCCCCTGTTTGACCAGCTCCTCACGTTGCTCCTGGGTCTGGTCGTAGATGTTCTGGTACATCTGCTTGGTCTCATCATCGAGACCGGCAAGAGCGTCTCCAGCCATACCCTGCAACGAGCCCTCATTACCCCCGAAGTGGGAAGACTCAGCGAACTTGTGCTCGGCTGCCCCAATCATGCTGACCTTGCTCAAGGCCCTGGCGTTACCCACCAGACCCCCCTTGGCCATCCTCTTCTCTGAGTTCAGGCTGGACACCGCTTCGCGGAGATCCCCGAGAGGCTTATCCTGCTTCGCCTCGGCGTCTTTGAGTGCCTTGCGAACGGTATCCTTACCCGCCGGGCCCGCTTCAAGGGCCTCCTGGATGTCCTTAACCGTGCCGCCACCGGCCTTCGAGATCTTCTCGGCGATCGTCTTGTTCTTGGAGGCGATGTCCTCGGCCACGATCTTGGCGGTCTTCGCCGGGCCCGCGAGGAGGGAGGACTTCACCTTGTCCTGGAAGCTCGCCCCCTTGTAGGCGTTCATCATGGTTTGCATGAACTTGGAGGCGTTGCGGGGGCTCATGATCTTGCCGAGCTTACCGAGAACTTTCACGGCGTCTTCGAGTCGGGTGTTGTAGAGCGACAGGTCCGCCGAGACGCCGCGGATCATGGCGTAGAACTTGTTTGAGGCGATGCCCGCTTCGGCTGCCCCGGCCGCCATCATCCGGAACTGGTCCGTAGTGCCCGCAAACGTCGAGCCCATTTCGGTCACCATCTCGGCCTGGAAGCTCGTGACCTCCTGGAGAGAGACGCCCATCTGGCGGCTGTAGGCCACAGCGGCCTGGGTAATCGACCCCTGGTCTTTCGCGAAGGACGCAGACTTAGCGTTGAGGTCCCCGTACTGCACCTGCATGGTCGCAAGCGAGACGCCCTCGGCCTGGAGGTTCTGCAAGACCTCCTTGTGGGTGTCGGACGTGATGCCCCAGTCCAGGTTGTCCTTCAGGCTGTTGGCGGCGTCCCGGAACTCCTTCACGGTGCCGATCATCATCCCGACCTTGGTATGCGCGTTACCGATGGACTTCGAGAAGAACTGCCCGGTCCCCCCGGCCGAGATCATGCCCTTGTTGAACTCCTTCACCTGGGTGTCGGCGTCGATGAACATCTTGACCAGCCCCATGATCGCGCCCCCAGCCATCCCGAGAATGGGTCCGATGTTGGAGAGCGTCTGGATGAAGGAACCGAGCCCGCCCATGACCTTCCCGACGAAGCCCATGGCCTTGGTCATCTTCCCCGTGTCGCCCCCCGCTGCCCGCTTATCCGCCCCGGCGGTCAGCTTGCTACCGAGGCCACCGATGCCCTTACCCAGGCCGCCCAGGCCCATTTGAATGCCCTTGCCCGCGAGCTTGGCGAACGACTTGCCGGCCCCGATGATGTCCTTGTTGAGCAGGTTCGAGAAGGGCTCGGCCAGCTCTTTACCGGCTTCCCCGGCGGCCTTGAGAAGCTCCTCGCCACCGAAGGAGAACTTCATGTCTTCGATGCTATCGGCGATGTCCTCCTGGGCCTTCTTGGCGTCTGAGAACAGGTCCCGCAGAGCCGCCTGTTTGGCCGTGATGGCCTGGATCTCCTTCTTCTTGTCGGCGATGCTCTCCTTGGCGGCTTCAGCTTCGGCCTCAGAGAGTCTGCCGAGGTCCCTTTCATACTGACGGAGCTGCCTCTGCTTGACCTGGAGCTCACCGTTGATCGCCGTGATCCCCTCCTGCACCTTCTGCTGCTGGACCTTATACTTGCCAAGAGCCTGCTCGGCGACTTTGATGGTTTTGGCACCCTTGCCGAAGCTGTTGGACACCTTGTCGATGAAGTCGCCGATCTTCCCCTGACCGAACTTGGTCGCCCTCGCCGACGCCTTCTCCATGTCCTTGAAGGACTTCTCGTACGCATTCTTGAACAGTTCAGCCGGGAAGTTGATCCCAAGCTCAAGGAGAATGTCTTCTTTCTGTGTCATCACGGCCTCCAGGGCTTGCCGGGCTCACGCGGCGGGGGAAGGGGGGTCGCGGTAGACGTGTCCCGCTGCGTCGGGGTCACGGTGGTCTCGACTTCGGGGCCGAGAATGCCGTGCCGGGTAAGGAACCGTTCCATCTTCTCGGCGCCCTCGGGGTCGGGAGCGACGATGCCGCGGGCGAGTGCCTGGGCCTGGTGTTGTCTCGACCGCTGGATGCGCTCCTGGACCTGCTGGGGGGACAGGCCGACGAGTTCCGTCTCGCCCATGATTGACTGGTCGCCGAACCGCTTGCTGGACTCCTCGGCCATCGTCTGGAGCTGGGCTTGCTGGTCTTGGTACTGACCCCGCGTACGCTGCTCGTGGGCTTCGACAACGTTGTCGTGCCAGTCCTTCTCCCCACGGAGGGACCTTTCGAGCTGGTCGGTCAGCTCTTCGACGGTCTGGGCCACATTCACGATCTGGCCGTTCCGGAGCGTGGTGCCGTCCTGGAGCGGGGCCCCGTCGAAGATGTGGCGGAGCAGCTTGTCCTTGCGGGCGATACGCTCCTCGGCCTCCTTGCGGTGCCGGTCGTGGTCGCGGTTGTAGACCTTCTGGATGCCCTTGCCCGCCGTGCAAGAGCCGATGAACTTGGCGTGCTCCCACTCCCGCTCCGTCGCCGCTGCCATGTCCTCGAAGTAGTTGAGCGCCCGCCAGGTAAGCTGGGGCCAGTTGAGCCCCAGCTCGGCGGTGCCGGCGAGGCCGGTGATGGCTGGCGTCGAAAGGTCCAACCCATGGACCTGGGCCCACCGGTAGCGACTGTAGGACTCCATGGCGTACGCTTCGGTCAGCACGGTGGCGTTCGCAGCCCGGCGGTTCAGCTCGGACAGGGCCCGGATGACCTTGCTTTTGGCCTGCGGGGGCATATCACGGAAGACGTTGGCAATGCGGGGCATCCACCTCTGCCGGTCCACGAGTACATTCTGGCCGTCGACCAGGAAGACGCCGTGGGCAAGGAAGAGGTCCCAGAACCTCGGGGGGATCACGTCCCCTGCCCCGCCGCCCATGAGACGCACAAGATCGAACTCGTGCTGGTTCAGGGACTTGAAGACAAAGTAGACCCCGTTGATCTCAGCGGGAAGCGTGAGAAACCCACGGAAAATCATGGGCATCACGTCCTTGTAGACCTCGGGGTTGACCTCCGGCGCCTTGGGGACGGCGAGGCGGAGGTTGTCCTCCTCACTCCGCTCCCCATCGTTCGTGCGGCGGAGACGCTCCTGGTCGTCGTCGTAACTCTCCGCTGCGGCTGGCATGGGGCGTTACCGGGACGGGGGCCGGAACCTCGGGTTGATTCCGCCCTGGACCGGCGGGTCGATGATGCTTCGGGCCTCAGCCGCCTGCTGCTCAGGGTCGTGGTTCGCCCGGTGGCCGAGAACCGCGGTGTCGGTCATCCGGAAGGCTTCGGCCGGCTTGGGGCTGGCTGGGCCGGCCGCCAGGATGCCTACAGAGTCGGCGTCGCCCTCGATGGCCGCCAGCTCAGCAGCCCGCGAAGACGGCCCCTCTGGCCGGGTCACGGTCGTTCCCGGGGGCTGGACCGGCCGAAGGGGCGTCGAGACTTCGGGGGGCGGCGCTTCTTCCCGGTTCATCGGTCGCCGGTTGGCCAGGAGATCCCGGCCGTTCGGCACAACGGGTGGGGGCGGAGCCGGGGCTGCCTTCTCGGCCGCGTCCTGGGCCTCCTGGGCAGCCTTCTCGGCCGCGATCTCCTGGTCCCGGATCTTGTTCAGCCGCTCGTCGGCCGCCTTCAGCTCGTCGAGCGTAGACTTGCGGGCGAACCCGAACTCTTCAAGCGTCCGGTCGAGAAGCTGATCGGGCATATCATCTTCGGCTTCCTTCAGCTCCCCGAGGATGCGCCGGTACTTCTGCTCGGGCGTCTCGTCGGGCTGGATGAAGGTCACCCCATCCTTGGCCTGCTTGTCGGCCATGGCGGTGCAGTCGCCGATCTTGCGGTAGGCGATGAGGATGACCTCGGGTCCCCACGAAGTGAGGAACTTGTCGGCGATCCACCGATGGCACTCGACCCGAACCTTCTTCACCTGCCCAGGCTTCTTGGGGTCGGGCTCCTCGTCGTCTATGAAATCAACCGCACGGAGGTCGAACCCATCCAGCTCGCAAAGCCCCCTGGCCACATGCTCCCGCTGGTAGGTGTTGAAGTAGGCGAGGTCTTCGAGCCCCTTGCAGGACTCAAGGACAGCCTCGATTTCGTTGGGGCGAAGGTTCCGGACCACCAGGGCATGGCCACAGAGGTCGAACTTCTCCTCAACGAGGCCCATATTGCGAGCCCTCTCCAACGAAGCGAAAAGATCCTTCGCGGACACAGTACCCATAGCAGTCTCCTTTTATGTGATCTGTGCCCGGCGGCGAAGGAGGGGACGATGTGGTCCCCTTCGAGACCCTCCCCGCCGCCGGGCATAACGCAGACGATCAGAAGTCGGTGTTGGTGTTCGATGCAGACGCGAAGCGCATCGAATACCCCTTACCCGGTGCTCCGTTGCTACCCAGGGGGGCGAGCCCGGTGTCGATGAACTCACCGTACTGGCTGGTCCCGTCGATGATGTCGGTCACCGTCACCGAGCTGTTCTCAGACACTATCGCAGCGTCCGAGGTGAACGAGGCGCCGTAGCTGTTGAACCAACACCCCTCGAAGTACGTGAAGAGCGCGATGATCCGGATGAGGATGTTATCGGCCGACCCGCTCGTCCCGCCCGACCCGGGCAGAATGGTGGCCGTGGGGGTCGTGTTGCCATCGAACTTGCCGGCGATCTCCGAGAAGACCAGCTCTTGCTTGATGTCGAACGGCCACCGGTGGTGACGGAGGCTCCTGATCATGCCGTCGATGCCGCCCTTGTAGCCGACCATCTGAAGCAGGTTGGCGGTGTAGAGCAGGGTCTTGTTGAGGGTCAGGGTCATCGGCTCGGTTACGCCGGGGACCAGCTCGGCGATCATGTCGCCGTAGCCGATGCCGCGAACCGGGTCGATGGTCCGCGACTCATCGAAGCCGAACTCCGAGATGGCCCCGAGCTGCTGGAAGCCCTTGGCCCCCACGCTGTAGCCGTAGACCTTGTTCTTCTGGGAAGTCGCCGCCCGCGTGTTGGGGGCGGTACCCATGCGGTAGATGTAGTTATCAGTCTTGACGGTCATTTGATGTCACTCCCAGAAGAGGTTGAAGCCTGGGGGTCCTCAGACCTTCGCGGGGGCGAAGAGGCCGTGGATCTCCGTCGCCTGGTTCGCGAGCTTCTGAAGCTCGGCGGTGACCCAGGGCTGAGCCGGGTCGACCTGCTTGAGCATCGACACGAGGGTGGCGACGATGGTGTGCAGGTCGGAGCGGGCCTGGGAAGCGTTGAACTTCCGGCCGGCGGTGACCAGGGCGTCGATCTTGGTGTCGGTCTGGTCGACCTTCTCGACGATCTCTTCTGCCATCTTCAGGTTGGTCTGAAGCGTCTGGAAGTTGGCCGACTTGCCCAGGGGGTGCGTCACGCTCGTCGGGGGCGTGTAGGCGCCAGGGTCTTCGACCGTGTCGAGCTTGGGCTGGCCCAGGCTCATGAAAGAGTTGTTCTTCGACGGGTCGCCGAAGCTGGGGAGGCTGATCGAAGCCACCGCCTGAACGAGAGCCGACGTGGCCTCAGGCGACGGGGTGTCGGTGAGCTTCTTGACCTGCTGCTCGCAGCACGCGAGCCGCTTGATAAATTCGGCCTTGTCCATGGGAGTACCTCGAAGGGGATCGTCTCGATCTGCATCGCGAAAAAGTGAACTATTGGAAGCCCACCTCTTCCGAACAGGCGTCAGCATCTCGAAGAAGGCGTCCAGGTCGAGCACCACCATGGCCGCGCCGTCCTTGTTGAACGTCTCGACGGCCTCTTTTCGGAGGCGCTGCCCGGACACCATTTTCGCGATGAGCTGGAGAACTGAGGTCGTACCCAGGGCGTACTTCACCCCATCGGGCGTCTCGACGTAGTCGATATTCCCGTCGGTCCCCACCGTGACAGTCGTGAGCTTCGGCACACCCCAGCCGGTTCACGAAAGGATTCGCTAGACCCGAGCGAGCACCTGAAGAATGTGCTCCGGGAGCAGGAGCGTCCCTTCGGTCGAAAGCCACAGCCCATCGAGCTGCCAGCCGGAGACGAGCCCCATGGCCTGCTCCATGTCGGTCAGAATCGAGCACGCCTTCGCAAGATCGAGCCTCACGTAGGCGCTCTTGCGGCTCACCATCACGGGCCGGTGGCTTTGGTGTTCGGGCCCGAAGACCACGCCCCGAAGGAAGCCCTGCCGGTACAGCTCGACCCAGACCCTATCAAGCTGCGGCTCGGCCGTCGCGGCCACGACGAAGCCGTCCGTCCCCCGGTCGAGCACCCGCACCTGGGCCCGCCGGGTGGTCCCAGGAACCGTACCCTCCAGCAAGTAGCCCCGGACCCAGCCTATGGCCCGGGGGAGCCAGTCGGACACCGACCCGTCGGGGGTGTTTAGGAGGTAGACGAGCTGCTCCGTCTCCGGGTCTACGTGCCCCAGGGTCGTACGCCCCCGGCGGTGAAGGAAGTCCACCGCCCCCACGAAGCCCGGCGTCCTGGCTGCGATGGCCAGGTCCCGGTGCAAAAAGAGGGCGAAGGCCACGATGGTGTCCATGCCCTCGATGCTTCTCGCCACCATCCGGAGCGGCATCGGCCGGCCGAGCACCAAGTCCTCGAAGAACGCCGTCAACGCCCCCGGGTGAGCTGCCCCGAACCCCGGCCCATGGTGGTTGTAGGTATAGGTAGTGAGGTCTGCCACCTCTTGCAAGCTGGCCCCCGTCTCGAAGGTGATGGTGTCATCGAGGACGGCGGGGGCCTTCGGGTCGAGCGTGGCGTTCAGCTCAAGGGTGGGCATTCAACAGGGTATACACCCGTTGTCTACGCCCATGGGGGGCTGCGTGGACTGCATGGGGAAGTCCGGGTAGACGCGAATGTCCCGCCGCTGCCAGCTCTCCGTGGGGCAGGGAGGCGTCGTCATGTAGTGGTCCCGGCCGTCGAGGTCGGTCACGTAGTGGGCGAGCGTCTTCCAGGCCGTCATGGGCAGGGGGACGGTCTCGTTCTCGTACGCCTGGATGACGAGGGGGGTCACGCCGAGGAGCGTCGCGGTCTCGGCTTGGGTCAGGACGGCACCCTGCCGCATGAACGCGAACGCCTGGCCGCGTATCATGCCCGTCTGGGCCAGGGTCGAAGCCGCCCGAAGCTCAGCCTGATGGATGTCCTTTGGGTCGAACACCGGCCCCCAGGCCCGAAGGATGGCGGGGAGCAAGGCGACGAAACGCACCCGTGTCTGCCCGATGGGCATGAAGTAGTCGACCGGGATCTTGCAAACCTCCGTGGCGACAGGCAGGCACGGGTCATCGCAGCTCATCGAAGCTGCCGGTGCTCACGCTCGGCCCAGGCGAGCTGCTTCTCTGAGAGGAGCATGTTCCGGTTGGCCAGCATCTTGTCGAGCATCTGAGAGAAGGGCCCGCGGGTGCCGGGGGCGACGTTGCGGAATTTCCCCGCGGCCTCGGCGTCGGCCAGGTCTTCGAGCATCAGCCCTTGCCGCTTCCGCTCGGCCCGGAAGGCGTCAGGGGCCTGCTGCTGCTGGACCTGCTGCTGGACCTGCTGCTTGGCCAGGTCTTGAGCCCGAGCCCGCTCTTCACCGAGCGACTCGATTTCCTCGATGGCGTCTTCGATCCGGGTCCGGAGGTTGTCGGGCCAGAGCTGCGTCACGACCCCCGTCTTTTCGTCTCTCTTCTGTATACGCTTGACGATGGGCATTTTGCCGGCCTTCAAGGGCCGGCCCCCCGCGAAGATCCCGACCCGGATGGCATCATCCCCGACACCGAAGGACGTGCCGCTTGAGCCGATGGACGTGTACACACGAATGACCGCGTCCCCGACCTCTTCCACAGAGAGGTCGTAGTACAGCTCACCCTTGTCGTTGCCGGGCTTGGGGTCCAGCGCCCGGAAGGACCGGCGGATGACCTTGTCCATCATTTCCCGCGTGATGACTGCGGGCTCGACCTTCGCTTGACGCTGCATCACGGGGTTCATTTGGCGCTCCTCTGGTAGCTGTAGCCCTGGGTGGGGGACGCATCCGAGGCCGTCTTCTGACGACGCAAGCCGAGCCCCGCCTGCCGCATCAGGTGATCGACCATACGGTCATCCTCGTCGCCGAACGGCAGCAAGTCATCATCCTCGATGGTTATGGCCTCTTCACCGTCGTTTTCGGCCGCCGCCACGTCAGCCGTGGTGGCCAAGACCTCCCCGGAGATGGAGGTCGCGGGCTGAGGCACGTTCTGCCCGACCTTCAGCCCGGCCTGCTCCACGAAGGGGCTGAGCCCACCCGGGCCGAGGATCGTCATCACCTTCTTGGCCCGGGTCAGACCCACGTAGCCGAGACGACGTTCCGACTCCATCTTCGACTGCGAGTCCACGAAGTCGTGCTCGGGGACCTGATTGAGCCGGGGCTTGGGGGGCATTCGCTGCGCGGGGAAGACACCGAGCGGCATGAGAAGAGTGACATCCTCCCACTCGGCCCCCTTGGTGGAGTGGACCGTCCCGAGGTAGACGCCCGGGGGAGGCGTACGCTGAGCGAGGGGGATACCCTCTTCGGCTTGCTTCTTGTCCCACACGTCGGGGTCCATCCGAAGCTCGGCCCCCTTGGCGGCCAGGCCCTCGAAGCGGTCGAAGAACTGCCGCGGGTTCTGCGGGTTGTAGTTGGGGTCGACATCGTTCGGCTGGAGCATGTCGTACACGAAATCCAGCATACCCAAGCCCGGCCCCTTATCGTCCCCCAGCTCGGAGTCTTCGTCGGCATCCTCCTGGGCAGCTCTGGCAGCCAGACGCTTCACGGTGCTATCCCCGAAGGTCTGGATGATCTCCTGCCACTTCCCCGTCGGGGACTGGTCGGGGGGCACGAGGCTCACGACGGGCAGCGCCATGATACCCGCAAACAGATCCTTGGACGTGAAGTCCGGGTCCGCCATGTACTCCTGAAGTTGCAGAACGCCCTGAAGGAGCGGCCCGGCCTTGGCCGCGTCCTTCTTCGCCCCGAAGTCAGGTACCCCGAACTTGCTGAGGACGAACGGGAGGAAGGTTGACGTGTTCGCTGCCGCTTCGATGGGGTCGAAGGTGTTCAGGTCGATACGGTTCCGCGAGCAGTACTCCCGGAAGACACCCTTCATCGTTTGGAGCGCCTTCTTCTGGTTCTCGGTTCGATCGACGTCGAGCTTCGGGTTGAGCAAGCCTGCCGACATGAGCGTCTGGCAGAACTGGTCCTGGACCTGTGCTGGGGACGAAGCGACCACCGACGAAGCGAAGGCCCGGAAGGCTTCGCTCTCTTGCGCCGAGAAGACCGACGTGGCCTTCTTCTGAACGTAACGAATGCCCAGGGCAGCACACATTTGCTGGTAGACCCCCAGCTCGGCGTTCGTCCGGGCCAGAACAGCGAAGTTGGAGAGAGGTTCTCCCGCCGCCACGGCATCCCGGATTTTCGCACCGAACACACGGGCTGCCGCGACCTCATCCTGGACCTTCAGGACCCGGAGACTCGCCTCACCCCGAGCCCGACTCGGGGCCGCTTTGGCCTCCATCGGGATCTGGTTCTCGTTGACGGCGATGAGCTTGTTGGCGGCGTCGACGAACTCCGGGGCGCACCGGTAGTTCGTGGTGATCTGCCGGTCCTTGAAGCCCATCTGGTCGAGGGCGATGAAGTTGTTCGGGTCGGCGCCGCGGAACTGGTAGATGCTCTGCTTGTCGTCGCCGACCATCCAGAACGACTTCTTGGGGTCGTCGGTCTCGACGTGCTCCGTCATCATCTGGAGGATGTCGAACTGAAGCGGGTTCAAGTCCTGGCACTCGTCGACCATGATGTGGTCGAATTGCTCCTGAACCTTCTTCTGAGCGAGAGGCTGGGTCTTCATGATATTGTGGAAGACCGCCAGCATATCGTTGAAGTCGCCAGCCTGCGACTTGCCGTCCCGGTTGGACTTCACAAATTTGTCAAAGGCCCGCGACGGCTTCTCGGGGCAGAAGTTCGGCCGCCACGCGGCGCCGAGACCACCCTTGAGACCCTCGTAGACCTCGAAGAACTTGAGGGCCTGGTCAGCTTCGAGGGCGTCTTCGTTTTTGGCCCATTCCGTCGCTTGGGCCAGCGACCAACCCTGCCCCTGGAAGAGGTTCAGGTACGCCATCATCCGCTTCGACTTCGGGGGCATCTTCCACAGCTCATCCTGGGGCAGCTCACGAGGGGTCCCATCGGGGTCCCCCGGGGGGTTCTTGTCGATGTCCCGGAAGCACTCGTCCCAGACTTCCTTGACCGCGGAGAAGATTTTCTCGGCCTTCACGATGCCGCCTCGGTTGTTCACCTTGGCAAACATGGCCTTCTGCTCGGGCAAGCCGTACTCGTTGATGAACTTCAGGAAGACCGCGTGCATGGTGCCGACCCGAACACCGTTCGGGTTCGGCTTCTGCGTGGTCGAAACCCGGTCATCCCCGATCTTGCCGGCCATCTTGATCGCCAGCTCGTCGGCTGCCTTCTTGTTGAAGGACATGGCCATCATGCGGTTCGGCGTGGCGCCGCCGTCGATGAGGTACTGGACCCGGGCCAAAAGCGTGGTGGACTTCCCGGAGCCGGCGCCGGCCGAGACCCGGACCTTGCCGCCCGTCATGGCCGCCGCCCGCTGCTCGGGGTCGAGCTTGGCGAGGGCCGGGGGGACGTTCTGGACCTTGTCGGTGTCGGACGAGACGGCCACTGCCGCCGCCGTCGCCACACCGATGACCTCAGCCTTGGTGAGCGGGCGGTCTACTTCGCCCGCCTGGTCCATGGCTTTCTTGGCCGCCGCCGTCGCGTCCGACTGGACCCGGGTGAGCACCTGGGTCTGCTTGTCGCGGGCGTCGGCCGAGGCGTCGGTGCCCGACTTCACGTCCTGGATGACCTGGGCCTTGACCAGCTCGGCCGAAGCGTCCGTCGCCCCACGAGCCGCCTCACGAACAGGGCTGATCTGGGCCGTACCGGGGGTCACGCAAACCGCGCTGGCCTCGTCGATCCACTTCTCCAGCTTCTTGTTCTTCAGCGTGAGGACCGCGAACTTGTTGAGCGCGGCGTCCGGGTCATCGATCATCGAAGCGTCGATGGCCTCCTGAACCTGCCCCTTGGCCTTGGCCGAGGTGCCGAAGACAGCCTTGGTCGTCGCCGTGCCCCCCTTCGAGAGCACGGTACGGAGCTTCACCGCCCGGAGAGCCAGGCCCCGGGGCGTCGGGGGTGGTCGGAGGGCCGCGTCGAGCAGCGCGAACGTGGCCTTGGTGGCCTTGTCTGAGAGGTTCGATTTGATGAAGGCCCCGATGGCTTCGAGATTCTGCCGCTCGGCCACCCTCGCGAGAGCGACACCATTCTTGAGCGTCTCGTCCTCCCCGCGGCCCGTCTCCTGAAGCCAGCCCATGTATGTCTCCAGGGCCAGGAGGAAGACGATGTAGTCCGCGACCTGAAGCTCGGTCAGGTCAATGTCGAGCCCGTCATCGGGCTCGTCCGCTGCCTGGCGGACGAAGGGAGCTGCGGCTGCCTGGGGCACGGCGGAACGGTCGTAGGAGATCATCATCGGGAACCCTCAGAACAAGAGAACTACACCTAAACGAAAGGCGGTGGGCCAGCTTTCTGACAGCCAACCCACCGCCTTCATCGCCCGCCTACATCAGAGCCTCGCGCGGAGGTTGAACGTCAGCACGATCCACAGGAGCGGGAAGACCGGCTGGTAGTACGCCTCGAACAGCATGACCGTGGGGTCTTCGGGGTCGATCGAGGCCGAGAGCCCCGTGAACGCCCCGACGATCTCCGCCTGCATCATCGTCTTGAAGAGCGAGGTCATCGTGACGTTGACCTCGTTCGTCCGCGACGCCAGGAACTTGGTCCCGATGAAGGCGTCGAGCGAGAGCCGGCTCTGCTGCTGTACGAAGTCGGCGATCTGCGTGACCGTCGGCAGCCGGGTCAGGACGTTCGACATGTTCGTCGTGAGTCCCTGCCGGATACGGATGATCGGGTCGATGTCTTCGAGGATCGTGACCCCCGCCACCGCCGTCTGGTTCGCTTCCACGGGGTCGAGGATGCGGGGGATGCGGGTGAAGCCCAGGATGGTCTTGCGGGTGTACGGGGTCGCCACGTCCACCGACGCCTTGACCACGGCCCCGGCGACCGCTGCTGCGAAGAACGTCCCGTCCACGAGCTGCTCGAAGTTCTGCCCCAGCTCGTCGGTCATCGTGATGACGGCCGAGTCGGGGTAGAAGGCGACGATGCGGTTCGAGTTCAGGGCCCTCGCGATGGCCTGGACGTTCGCCGGGATAGTGCCCGACGCGAACCCGATGAAGCCCATCCGTTCCGCCTGGTTGCGGATGTTCGACTGGATTTCGACGTGCTGCGTGAGGTACGAGTAGATCGCGGTCGAAGTCGCGAGCGGGACCAGGATGTCCGGCTTGATGTTGCCGGGCAGGGGCGTCGCCAGCTCGTCGATGGCCGCGATGAAGCTCGCGTCCGACGCCTGGTTGGTGTTCGGGACCTTCAAGACCTGCTTGATGCCGACCAGCAGGGCCCCGTTCAGGATGGCCAGGTTCGCCGCGAGGGTGACCCGGTTCTCGCCCGACGCCCTACCGAACGACGCTTCGATCGTCTTGGTCTGACGGTAGAGGCGGGTCGCGAAGTCCTGCTTCATGTAGCGGTAGCTCACGAAGTAGAAGTCCCCGACCCTGGGCTCGACACCGCCCGGGTTAAAGGTCTGGAGCGACGCCGAGTCGTTCACGGCGACGCCGACGGTGTTGTACACCGTGGTCTCCAGGCCCGGGATGGCGTAGAAGGGGCGGCTCGGGTCGACCACGAACGTGGGCGAGACCGGCAGGGTGAAGCTGCCCCCGTTGGTGTAGTTGCCCGCCAGTGCCGGCAGGACCGTGAAGCGAAGACCCGTCCTCGCGTCGGTGTAGGTCTGCCCGGGGATGCCCGTCCCGTCCGACCCCAGGGGGTTGTTCGAGGTGACCGTGTAGATCTGCTGCGCGTCCTCGCCTGAGTCCCCGTCCACGCCGGGGGTGATGTTCACGCCCGTGGTCGTGTTGAAGGCCGAGTTGGCCGCCGTGACGAAGGAGACCGACGACGTGGTCAGACCAACCGCGATCGACTCGATGGTGAGGTAGCGGGCCGTGTCGATGACCGACACGTAGGCGAAGCCGTCCACCACGAAGCCCGCGGTCGCCATGAGGGCGGAGACCACTTCCTGGGGGTCCACGAGGGTCTGGGTCGCCGACTGGCTCTGGGTGAAGCCCAGGGTGAGGTTCGCGTTGCCGTCCAGGATGATCAGCGCGCTGGTGGCGTCGTTGACCGTCGAGATCAGCCTGAGCATGTTCAGGTTGAGCAGCGTACCGGCCGAGGCGACGCCGGCCGTGACGGCGTTGATGGCCGCCGCCACCGCCGCCGTGGTCACCGCCACGCCCGCAGGCAGCGTCGCCGTGTAGTCGGTGCCGTTCAGGCGGTACTTGAACGTGTCGTTCAGACCCGTCGTGATGTTGAAGGGGCCGGCGATCGTGCCGAGCAGCGTCGCTGCCTTGTTGATGGCCCCCGTGGTCCCGGCGGCCGACTGGAAGGCCGCGAAGCCGAGCAGGGTCTCTGCCGTACCCGAGTCGATACGGACGGTCGAGACCACATCGAGGCCACCGGGGAGAGCGCCCGGGGTCGTCGTGCTCTTGATGAAGAACACGATGTCGCCCGTGGAGGGGCCGATCTGGACGAAGTACGCCACCGCGGAACCGACCGCGGCATCGATCTCGCCGCAGATCTGGGTCGCAGTCCTGTTGCCCGTGGTCAGGGTGACCGGGAAGGCCACGCCGTCGATGGTGACGTTGAAGGCGTCCGACCCGACCGGGATGTTGATCTTCCCGGTGTCGATGCCCGTCTGGATGGGCACCACATGACCGCTCACCAGCACAGCGGGAGCCGCCGTGGCCAAGTTGGTCGCGTAGTTGTTGCCGTTCAGCTTGGTCGTCCATGTCGCCGAGAAGGGCGAGTAGAACGACCAGGGGCCCTGGCCCTTGGTCGTGTAGGCCGCGTTCTTCGCGAGGGCCATCGAGAAGGTCACGGTGACCATCTCGGAGACCGCATCGCCAGCGCCCGTGTGGAAGGCGTCGGGGACCTGCTCGACACCCCTTGGCCACTGGACGGTCTGGGCGAGGCCCGACTTGGTACCGAACCTCGTCTGGTACAGGTTCGCGTTCAGGGTCGTCCCGAAGATCGTGTACTGCCCAGCACCGACCGGCCCAGGGACAACGCACGTCAGGAGGTAGGTCTCGTCCTGGATGCGGTTGTAGTAGAACGTGGCGAAGGCGATATGATCCGGCGGGACCGGGTCCTTCAGGGTGACGACGCGGCTGGCACCATCGACCGAGAGGACGGTGGCCGCCGTCCGGTTCATGGCGTCACGGAGGTTGCGCCCCGTCCGAACGACCACGAGGTCGGGTCGGTTGGTGACCACGTCCTGCTTGCCGTTGGTGACGGAGGTGTACAGCGCTACGCCGAGGGGCGTGTTACGGCCGTTGCCCGTGGTCGGGATCTCGGGGAGGAAGAACTTCGTCGAGCTGGCCAGGGCCGGGATGACCGTGTTGTCGACGAACCTCTCGCACTCGCCGAGGTACATCTGGTCATCGTTGAGAGCCGGGATGACCTGCGTGCCGTCGAAGGGCTCGGCCCCGGGGGTCGTGGTCCCGGGGACCACGGAGGCGCTGGTGCCCCAGTGAAGGATCGACACGTCGGCCGACGGGTTCGACACCACGAAGTCTTGGCCCTGGATGTAGTCGGCCCGGCCGGGCGAGATGCCGCAGCGGGTGACCGTCGTGATCAGGGTGTTCGGCAGGTAGTCGAACGTGTCTTGCCAGGTGTTGGCCCAGTAGGTCACGGTGACCGTCGAGCCCAGGGACGGGGCGAAGCCGAGGGTGACCCGGCCGTTGGCGCCGTCCACGGCCGTCGGGATCACCTGGAGCCCGTTGACCTTCACCACGACCTTCGAGGTGTCGGTCGTGGTCGTACCGCCGCCCGAGCCATCCACGACGGGCCGGTTGAAGACCTCGAACGAGGTGACCCGACTGGTCTTCGTCCCCGGCTGGAAGCCGAGAGGGCCGTTGGCCGTGCCGTCCAGGATCTCGATGGCCTGGGTCGCGGTGAAGAGCAGGTGGTCGAGACCGTTGTTGTCGGTGAAGACGGCCGTCGAGAAGTTGGTGATGGCCGCCGCGTCCATCTGGGTCTTCAGCCCGGCTGCCGTGGTGGCGCCTGCCGCGAAGACCACCGAATACGTCGTGCCGTTGACCTTCAGGCTGAAGGTGTCGTTCGACCCGGTGACGATCGTGAAGGGGGCGAAGCCAGGCGTGGTGAGCTGGGCCGCCGTGCTCGACACCTGGGCCGACACGTCGTCGGTGAAGGCGGTGTCGCCCCGGTGGAAGAAGTAGGTGACCCGGACGAGGTCCGTGGGCTGGGTCGGGACCTGGAGGGTGATGAGGCCCCGCTGGCCGCTCACCCCGCCAATCGACACCGGCAACCCGTTCACCGTCACGGTGACCGAACGGGTGTCGTTGGTCACACGGCCGAAGCCCTGCCCGTCGACGATGGGGTAGTTGCGGACGCGCAGAATGGTCCTGGTGCCGTCTTGGACGCCGAGGATGAGGTTCTGCGGGTTCGTCGAGTCTACGACCCACGCGAGGCTAACGTCCTCGTTGTTGATCTGCTGGTCAACGGTTGCGGAGCTGCCACGCACGATCTCGACATCGCTCTGGGTCAGCTCCTCCTGCCCGACGCCGAGGACGACGGGAATACGGATGCCAGCGACGATCTGAGCGACGTTCGCTTCCGTCAACGTGCGGGTGTAGGCCCCTGGCGGGACGTAGCTGATAAAAGGTCCAAGAGCCATCCGAGTCTCCTAGTGGTGGGACGTGTTTCGATCTGATCCGGGTCTTGGTGCGACAGTCCCCAGGTAGGTCCGATCTGATTTTGGTCTCGCTCGGGCCTTGGAAGGCTCGTCCCGGCGTGCCGGGCAGTTGGACTCCACCCTTTCTAGGTGAAACAGTGATTTATCGAGCTGCCGCCCTAGCTTCTTTCGCGACCCGAAGAGCATCGAACGCCCGCTGGGCCCTTTGCTTGCGGGCGTTGAGCCCTGGCTTGTCGAGAACGCTGTATTCTACGTAGTCGCCGTCGGGGGCATCATGGCGGGCGAGGGCATGGGTCTGCCCGACCGCGCGAACCTGATTCTTGATGCTCTTTCGGCCTTCATACGAAGCCCAGCGGCGCTCGGCCGACCTGCCGACCGCCTGGTCGGCCGTCGGGTAGTCGTCCTTGTGAACCCCCGAGTTGCCTTCTTTGCCCGGCTCCGTCTTGAAGCCGAAGGCGAACCCCTCCCCCACGATGCACCGGGGGGCGTCGTCCCCACAAGAGGGGCAGGGGTGCAT